TAATTACGGATTAGGCTCACAGCCGGTTAGTCGTGGTTATGGTAACTACGAGTATGAGAGGTCAATTGAGATGTACGTTGACGAATGGAAGCGTATTATCGCAGCAGCTCCACTCCGCGACCCTATGGCCATCCCGCCGTTTGATATCTCTATTGTTTTTGGCGGAACTTCTGTAGCTGCTGACCGCGACACATTGCGCGCGGTGGAGTTCTTAGAAGACCCATTGGATGCAAATCAGGGTGATACGAAGTTGATGGTAACTATCCCATTAATTATCGGCGGAATTGACAGATAATAAACAACTATACTATGAAGACAATTGAAGAATTGGAATTAAAGGCCGATGAACTCGGCAAAATACACGGCTGTAAAGTGCATCCGTTGTTATTCGATGACGGCAACGGCGGACAGGTGATAGGCTTCATTAAAGAACCGCAACGCATTGTTAAAATGCGCGCGCTGGATAAGTCCTTTGTTTCACCGGTTACCGCAGCATCTGAGCTATTGGACGCTTGTCTAATCAAAGAAGAAAGCGATGCACGGATATACAGCGAGGCGGCAGAGAATGACCATATCTATATCGGTGCGGCAATGGCGGCAATGGACTTGGTGAAAATGTCCGTTAATCAGTTTAAAAAAAAATAGAAGAGTATGTCATAACGGATGAGAGTAGCGAGTTAACAAAATGGGCTGCTCGCATCCGTTATTATTTTCATGTCGATGCGGACACTCTATCTGATGAGGAATTTATTAAAGCCGTTGAGCAATTGAAGTTCTGTTTAAAAGAAATCGGGCAATATAAGTAATGTCTCAAAATGTAGAATATGTATTATCGCTAAAAGATGTATTTAGCGCTAACCTGCAAAAAGCAAAGCAGGGAGTAGATGGTTTTGAAAAATCCGTTGACAGTGCGAATAGCATGACGGCAATGCTCGGTGGTACTATCGCTGCGGCATTTAGTGGCGTTGCAATCACACAATTTGTAAAAGGTATTATAGACGCAGGTTCTAAGGTAGAGAATGCGAGAACAGGCCTTACAACGCTGTTAAAGGATGGTGCGGAAGCGCAACGCGTGATAACAGCAACAATGGAGGATGCGACTAAGACGCCGTTTGAATTTGATGTTTTATTACAGGCAAACAAAGCGTTAATATCTGCCGGAGAAAGTGCGGCCGGAGCGCGCGATACGGTGTTAAACCTATCTAATGCAATTGCGGCAACAGGTGGCGGTGACGATGAACTCTCCCGTATGGTTGTCAATTTGCAACAAATCAGAAACACCGGACAAGCAACGGCAATGGATATTAAACAATTTGCATTTGCAGGCGTAAACTTGTATAAGCTGTTGGAACAGGCCGGGATTAAATCTGGCGAAGGTCAAGTGATAACTTATGAGAATATCGCTACTGCATTGAGAAAGGCAAATGAGGCAGGAGGATTGTATGAGAATGGCCTTGTAAATATGGCTCAAAATACGTCCGTAAGAATATCTAATCTATCAGATGCATTCTTTCAGTTAAGAGTAAGAATGTTTGAGGATATGAAGCCAGCTATCGATGATGTATTAAATGGCTTAGGCAGTATTATGGATTGGGTATCGCGTAATATTGACGTAATTTATGGGCTTGGAGTTGCATTAGGAGTAGCGGCCACTGGGTTTGCACTTTATAATGCCATGCAAGTGGCGGCAGCTGTAAAATCAGGTATTACAACCGCCCTTATCTTTGTGCAAATGGTGGCAACAGAGGGCTTAGCTGCGGCAATGTATGCCGCAGGGATAACTGGTGCGGCAGCATGGGCAATGATGACAGGAGGGCTTGCAATATTAGCCGGTGCATTATATGTTGCATGGCAGCGGTCAGAAACATTCAGAGGTATAGTAATGGGAGTTTGGGAGGTTCTGAAAGGACTTGCAAACTTTGTAATAACCGTTTACAAGAATGTAGGCGAGATATTAGCAGGTGTTTTTACTCTTGACCCTACGCGAATAAAAGAAGGCGTGAAGGGTGCTGTATTAGCATATCGGGATGCAGCAATGGAGATTGGCGACAACTTCCGAAAAGGTCAGGCAAATGCGATAACGAAAGCGGCGACATCAGCAGACCCAACAAGTAAGACAGCAGGCATAGCCGCTACATCAACGATGTCTACACCGGCAACTGAAGACGCTAAAGTTGGTAAAGGGAAATCGGTTAGCGGTAACAAGGCAATCAGCATAAATGTAACAATCGGGAATTTGGTGGATAAATTCACGGTGCAAACAACCAATATAACGGAAAGTCCGGCAAAGGTTCGAGAGATGATAGCAGCGGCGTTAATCGGAGTTGTAAATGATTCACAAATAGTAGCGGGGCAATGAGTATAGGAACATTAAGAAGGGTATTTGTTATACCGCCTGCGGTGCGTATAATCAATGGACAGGATAACCCATATGAAAATGCTATCTCTAATGAGGTGGTTCGCGACAAAGAATTATACATCGGTACACTGGGCAACCCGGTATATACGAACTTGGAAATACAGGCCGGTAAATATCGCGATGAAGAAGGGCGTGAGGTGACATTTGATTCTATCCGGTTAGACACCGTATTATTGACTATATCGCAATCAAAAAACATTGTCACTACGCAGATACAGGGGCGGAATGGAACTGTTAAGGAATATATAGGGATGGGTGATTATAACATCTCTATACAGGGAATAATAACCGGAACGAATGGTGTATATCCTATCGACGCGGTAAGCAATTTAAAAAAAATATTAGTTGCATCTGTTCCGTTGGCTGTGAATAGCTGGTATCTACAGAACTTAGATATTGATAGTGTGGTGGTGAATGACTTCACGTTAAATCAGGTGGCCGGTGGGTATTCGTATCAGCCATTTGTGATAACATGCCTATCTGACAAACCTATTGAATTAATATTAGCATCTTAATATGTTTGAGTGCCTAACATATGTTACAATAGAACAGCAAGCAACTGAAAGCTATCCAAATAGACGGCGCACATTTGTATTTGATTTTATCACAGAATTTGAATGCACCGACAGTTGGGAGGAAATGACAAATACGGCGGCATTGACTTTCCCAAAGAATATCTATGTCAGGGATGAAAATAATAAGTTGTTTTCGTTCAGCGGAGAAAATAAAAACATAGGGGGCTTTACAGGAGAGCCATTATTTTTGCGCGGCGACACGGTTAGAATAGAAGCAGGATATCGTTACTACGATAAGATAGGCAATGAGATAAATAATATCAATGTTCTTTTTCAGGGATATATCACAAAAGTAGACGCAAAGACACCTGTTAAACTTGAGTGTGAGGACAATATGTATAAGCTTAAACAGTTACAATGTCCTAACAAATTATGGAGTGGCAAGCAATACACATTAGAGGGTATTTTACGCGAGATATTGGCAGGAACGGAGTTCACGGTCAATGCGCTAACATCAACTAAAATAGGCGATATTAGAACGGAAAATGAAACGGTTGCGCAGTTCTTAGAAAGAATGAAAGATGAATATAGGTTATCTGCTTATTTTCGTGGATTTGAACTGCGCGTGGGTGTATTGGTCTATCTTGAACGCGAGGCCGTAACCCGGGTGTTTAAATTCCAACATAATATTATATCGGATGAACTAACATACCAACGCAGAGATGATGTGCAGTTATCAGCGGTGGCATATAGTGTTAATGAAGTCAATGTAAATAAGACGACGAAAGACGGTAAATCGAAAAAGAAAAACGAGCGATTGGAGTGTTTTGTATATTCTGAAAATGGCAGTTTTAAAACAAAAGAAAAGCCATATCCTGAAAATACAGGCGGTGAACGAAGAACACTTTACTTCTACGGCGTTAACAATGTCAATGATTTAGCTGAAAAGGCCAAAGATGAATTGGAAAAATATTACTATCAAGGCATGCGCGGGAAATTCACGACATTCATTATACCTTATGTAAGGATGGGTGATAACGCGGAGTTGATAGATGATATATTGCCGGAACGGAATGGCATTTATAAAATAAAATCTGTTAGATATACCGGAGGCATCAATGGACATAGACAGGAAATTGAATTAGATTATAAAATATGAGTTCGGAAAAGATAAGGAAAGCAGTACAGCAGATGGCCGGAACATTTGGGGCTAATTTTGCAACCTTCACAGATGGGGTTGTTAAGTCTGTTGATGTTGACAATAGGACTTGTATAGTAACGGTAGTAAATGGCAAATCGGAGGTCGATATAACAGCGCGAATAGCGCCGGTAGTGGATGACGGAATTATACTTATCCCTGCGCTGGATTCAAGTGTTATTGTATGCCACAATGTTGGAAATGTGGCGCATATTTCGCAATTTTCGGAATTAGACAAAGTGTTAATATATGTTGGCAATAGTACGTTAGAGATAGAGGATGGAGAGTTTAAGTTTAACGATGGGAATTTAGGAGGGCTGATTAAAATACAGGACTTAGTTACAAAGTTAAACGCGATAGAGAACAAGCTAAATACTATTATTGCATGGGGCGCGACAGTAACGCCACCACTTAGCACAAGTCCAATGATTAACACACAGGTGAGCGACTTAGAAGATGATAAAATAGTACACTAATGGCCGAGAGTTTAGATATACGATTACAAGATAATGACCTGCTGATATCAGGCGGTGATTTAGTTGTAGGAGCGTCAGATATGCAGCATATTGAAGATACTATTAATGCCTTCCCGGGATGGTGGAAAGAACACCCTAAAGACGGAGTGGGTATATTTTCCTACCTAAACAGTTCAGGAACACAGCAGGAATTAGCGCGTAAGATAAAGTTAGAATTACAGGCAGACGGCTACAATGTAGAGCGGCCTGAAATTGTCATTACTCAAGATGGTATAACAGTAAATCCAAATGCAACTAAGATATAAGGCAATAGAAGGGCAATCGCTTTTTGACATCGTATTAAACACATACGGTGCTATTGAATATATCTATAAGTTGATAAAGGATAACGGTATTGAAAATATAAACTATATTGTAAAAAGTGGTGATGAATTTTTATATGATGGGGATTTGATAACCGATACTACAATATTCACTACTACTACACTGTCAGGGGTAAGATATGCAACGGCTTACATACCACCAATTACAGAGGGTGAAGTTGTACCTGATTTTAACTTTGACTTTAATGAAGACTTTGGAAATGATTATGATTCAGAATAATAATAATATGAGAAAAATAGTTTTTATTGTGGCCTTATTTATGGCTACCGTTGCAAACGCAACATCACCTATCGACAGTGCTCGAAGTTACGTTAATAGTAACATCGTTACTAATGGAAGTAAGGCCATTACAGGTCTTAAAATGAACACCGCCCTCAATGGTATTATTGACGCGATTGACAGCACAAGAGTTGGCATTGGAGTTACCATTAACTCGCTGCGGAAAGTAGATACTATTTATGCCAACACAGGTGCTGATAGCTTAGTTTATAAGATATCTGGCGTTCGGTATGCTATTGCAGTCGGCGGAGGCGGTGCAGCATTGTCCGACATAACAGCCGCAACATCTGCACATACGATAGATAATGGAGATAAGACGCAAACGTGGACATGGAATAGTATTAGCAATCAGTCAGGGTTAAAGCTATCTTCAACGGCAA